CTGTAGGCTGAACTCTGATTCTATCTTGAGTCTTCTTAAAAGCCATTCAGTCCACCTATGCGATAATATCGTAAGCGCCAGCAGCTGCTTTAGCGAAACCACCAATCCTTGTGGCAGATGCGCTAGCCTTAGATCCAGCAGCTCCAAGCTCATACTTCCTGCGGTTTGCCATGCCCATCAGCTTGATCTTGTCGATATCTACCTTTGCCATCTTCTTCTCATCATCGGCCAAAGCCAATACACTTGGGCTGGTGCCAAGAGCCACGCCCTGAGCAGACATGCTAGTGCCAAGGGACGCAAGCTGACGACGCAAAAGATCACGGCGCTCAGCTTCCATCTGAGACGATTCAATCTTCGCCATCTCTTTTTGTTCGTTATATGCAGCAGCCTGAGCTTCATACACCTTTGCTTGCGCTTTAGCTGCTTGGAGTCCGGCAAACACACCGGCTACTTGGAGTCCTACGCCCATTAGATTTCTACCTCCAGCAACAAGCCATTCAACGTGAGCGGCAGGGGCTGATCCTGCGTAATTGTAACAGTACCCTCAGATGACCAGCCTAGCAGATAAATTTCTTTGCGCTGACTGACTGGCGTTGGCTCAACAGAGAAGTCATCTGTTACACGGCGAATCAGTATGCTGGTTCCCTTTGTCTTTACATCCAGTGTCTCATTGAGATCAAGAACAGCACGGACAATCCTGCGCTTCT